TTATTATATCCATAAAATTAATAATATGTTAATGCCTTTCTATCTACAGACATATCATCTTGATAGTCGCTGTCTAGGTCTATTAAGCCACCTTGCCTTATTCTCATCATAGCCATAGTGGTTGAATCGCAAAAGTCGTCATTCTCACCAAACGGAAAAGCAGCAAGCTCTTCTATAACTTCTTCTGCAAAAGCATCTTCTGTAGCATATACCATACCACTTTCAAACATAGGTGCAATAGAGTTCATTCTTGCAACCTTGTCTTGTCCTCTGCTTGGTGAATAAGCTTGTACAGGTATACCAATCTTTCTTAATTCTTGTGTCAGCGGTGTTCCACTAGCTTTTGCTTCAATCAACACAATATCAGGTTCCCAATATTTGTATTCTTCAGATGCAATATTTTTTAATTCAGGAAAGTCTACTCTGTGTCTGCTTGCATCCAATAAGATTATTGCACTTTCGCTGCCGTCTTCAGGGTCAAAAATACCCCATGTAGTAATAGCAGAATAGTCAGCTGTTTCTTTTGCACTAAAAGCTGTATCGTAGCTTTGTATAATACATTGACAGTTTGGTATGCCTTCTTTTTCCCAAGTGTTCCACCATTCTCTTTTTACAATAGAACCACTTTCAGCCGTTGGATTCTGCATCCATTGTGCGTTCCATTTGCTTACAGGCAAGGAAGCTTTTACTGATAGCAGTTCTTCTTTCTTCCAAAACTCTGCCCATAACGGTTCTTCAGAATCAGGCATAATTGCAGGAAACTCAACGACTTCCCATTGGTCAGCGTGTGTTTCTGATTGTCTTTTTAATAACCTGCCTGCTAAGTCTTTGGTACTCCATCTTGTCATAACCAATACTATAGTTCCTCCGGGCTGTAGCCTTTGTCTGGGTCCAGAGGTATACCACTCCCATGCAGCATCCATAGCAGTAGGTGACATAGCATCTTGCTCTGAATGTGGGTCGTCAATAATTAATAAGTCAGCACCACGACCTGTAATAGCACCACCAACCCCTGAGTAGAAAGCCTCTCCACCATCGTCTGTAGTCCATCTTCCTGCTGATTTGTTATCGCCTGATAGGTTGATGTCAGGAAAAATAGTCTGATACTCTTCACTATCAATAATATTACGCACCCTTCTACCGAATCTAACTGCTAGTTCTGCTGTGTGAGTTGCTTGTATAATTTTTAAACTTGGATTCAAACCCATCATCCATGCTGGAAAATAAGTTGACGCAAATTCTGATTTTGAGTGTCTAGGCGGTAACATAACCATAAGTCGCTTGCACTTGCCTTGTGCAATACGGTTTAGCTTGTCTGCAAGAATCTTGTGATGCCTGCCCATAATAAAGCCTTCCCAATGAAATTTTACAAATTCTAAAAAATCATCTCTACATCTGTCTCTTGCGTTTAGGTTTTTCCATTTATCAATAAGAGTAAGTGCCTCTACCTGCTCATCTCTTGATAAAGCGTCAAATGATTTAATGTTATCTAGGTTAAGCATTAGGTGGAGAGCCAATATGTAAAGGACGCTTGACTCTCCTGACACGTTGCTCTGGAGAGAGAGGAGATAAGTGAATATCCACAAACAACCATGTCAGTTAGACTTTACCCCATTCTTTACCTTCAAACAACAAAGCTTCAGCGTTTCTTCTTTTTATTAACCCATCGTTAGGCACGCCACCAACCTTGTTCCAGCGTTTTATTTGGTTTGGTATGTCATTCCACATTTTCATGTTAAGTCTTTTTAACAAAGTGCTTGCAGCTAAATTTGAAGGCCCTAAATTAAACACCCATGAAACCAATGCATCAAATTCGTTTTGTTTTAAATCAGGCTCAACCATGTCATTAATATAGCCTTCATACTCATGTAGCTCGTGTGCTAGTAAATCTTCAGCATCTTGTTTGCTTATTTTCATACCATCTTCTACAGGAGTGCCATCTATAAGTTTTAGAGAACCGTAGCCTATTGTGGCTTTATTTGCAGCACAACGATAACTTACTACGTTGCCATCTGAGTCTGTAGGACAGCCTTCAAAGTGTTTAATTAGTTTTATGCCTTCATTAGATATTTTCATTTTACTCGTCTCCTTTTTGTGGTTCTGTGACTTTTTTATAATACACAACAACTTCTTTAAGCTCATTTATATACCTCTTTAACTCTTGCATGTTATAAGCCATTAGTTCGTAATCTGGAACTGACATGGCAAAAAACACTACTTGTTCATGTTCTTTTTCTACTCTTTGTAAAAATTCTTCTAAGTTTTTGTCTGATACGACATACCAATATGGGTCTTTTAGGTCTATTTCTCTAGGCATTACAGGCTGCACTATGGTTCTCTCCATAGGCTTTGCTGTTACTTCTATTTGTTTAGTTGGTAGCAGACTGCAACTGCAAGCCATCATCAAGACTGTCAATGTTGCGGCTGTCTTCTTCAATACTATCGAATACATCTTTCGTTCCTTTATTTACTCTTGGTTCTATCAAACCGGGCTTAGCTGCTGCTAGTTTGCTTAGATTGTGTCTTTTGAAAATATCAAGATACCTAGACATTTCTTTTTGTATTTCTTGATTTCTGTTTTGTAATTCTAAAAGACTTGTGGTTTGTAGTTGAAAATCGTTTTGTAAACTTTGTATAGCTTCTTCTTGTGTTGCTACCGCACCTTCTAGTGCAAGATTGTTTGCTGTGAGGGTTTTATTTTGATTGTACAAAAATATTGTAATCAAAGACATTACAGCAATAATGCCTAACAATATTTTGCTCATACAAACCTAGACAAAACTACAGAAAGTAAGATAAACGGATATACAGCCCATATCATGTTTTCTAGCTTATCAAAACGCTTTGAGCCGTCTTCAAGTCTTTTTTCTATGTTTTCATATCTAATCGTACACTCTCTTTCGTGTGCTTCTATTTTACTGATTGCTTCTTTTGTTGTTGCCATATATTTTATAAATGTTTTGTATAAATTTTTAATGGTTTTTCTTTTCCTTTAACCTTGATAGATTCTAACACTTTTAATTTGTAACCACAAAACTTTTCTGTTTCTTCGCCTATTAAAATATCTACATTTCTTTCTTTTGTGGCTGATTCTAGTCTTGCAGCTGTATTTACAGCATCGCCTATAGCAGAATAATCAAACCGTGTTTCACTGCCCATGTTACCAACTATTGCATCACCTGTATTTAATCCAAGGCCTATTGCAACAGGTGGCAAGCCTTCTGCTACCAATTCATCGCTTACTTTTTTAACATTTTCTATAATTTCTAATGCACACTCGTATGCTATTTGTTCGTGATGTTTTACATCTAAAGGTGCGTTCCAGATGTACATGCCTGCATCACCGATAAATTTGTCAATGCAACCATTGTATTTTTGCACCGCTTCAACCTGTGCTGTTAGAACTCTATTCATAATATAAGTTACTTTTTCAGGCTCTACAGACTCACTCAAGGCTGTGAAGCCACGCAAGTCTGTAAACATAAAAGTGCATCTTCTTTTCTCTCCACCAAGTTTTAATAGTTCTGGATTTTTTTGTAATTGTTTTACTTGTCTTGGGTCAAGGTAATGCTCAAACTGTTTTTTTATTTGTTGTCTTAGTTTGTATTGTTCTCTAAATCTAAGGTAAAAACCTATAGACCCGGTGATAAATTGTGATACTAAAGACCAAGTTACATCTATTAATATACCTGCTTGTATTGCGTAATAGCCACCTAAAGCCGTAGAAAGCATTATTGCTAATGCCAATGCAACTCCTAGGGTTATACCAAAATATGCAATTACGAGCCATATAAGGGTTACTGATGTGATAAAAATTAACATTTCAGCAGCTATAGACCACTCAGGTATCATAGGAGAGTCTTGTATCAGGATTGATTCTGCTAACGCTGCTTGTATCTTATGTGGCTCTAACAAGCCTACAGGCGTAGCTACTTGTGGCATTACACCGTTTGCAGTGACACCAATAATTACAAACTTACCTGCTACATTCATTTCATCTAATGTTGTTGTAGGTGTATTGACCCAACTAATCCATTTACGACCAAAGTTATCTGTTTTTACAGGCGGTAAATGTCTTACTGCAATTTCTTGTATGCCGTTTGCATTGGTAGTAATTATGTACGACCTAGTGCCTGTAAGTGCTTTTAGTATTTCTGTGCCAAAGCTAGG